ACCCCTAACCATGGTATCATATCGCTCAGCGAGTGTATCGCACACTTAGATTTAAGATTCTCCAAATTCAACCTATAGAGTATCCTGAAAGGGTAGAGATAGTAACTATCTCGTTTTCCTTTTCACCTCCCGCTGGAGGCACCTACTACAGAAGTCTAAAGACATCTTCCGTAGGAGCCACCAGCTACAGGTGAATAGTACTATTATGATCTCTGCAGAGAGCAGCAGAGTCGAGTCCATAGGTTGGACCAATTTCAGGCGGGTAGCTCAGCCCGGTAGAGCCCTCGACCGATAATCGAGTGGTCAATGGTTCAAATCCATTCCCGCCTACCACTTCATTCAGTAACTAGTTATAAGCCAAGCTTAGAGTAGAGTAACTCTGCTCATAAATGCTACGGCATGCTGCCGTAGACGTACGCCATCTCCTCCGGCCGCCGGCGGGAAGTATAGTTAACTAAACTCCTGGAGATGTCGACGAGACGAACATGTTGTGTTCGTCAAGTGGTTACTGCTGAATTCGACTTAGAGTACAAACTAAGATGAACCTATTGTAAGACGAAACGGAATTCAACCTGATTGGATACGCTTTTCTACACTACTACATCTTTGAGTTTGGGATAAAGCAACTTTGTCCTTTAATAACTCGCTGGGTAGCGAGACGAAGCTATGACACGTTCTACAACAGACTGAGACCAGAAGGTAACAGCTGAAGAACAAGTTCAATATAAGCTTCTTTAGATCTGCGCTAAGCTGTTCTAACTTAGGCAGCTGTCGCTTGATCGAGTCTAAGTCAGACAACACAGCTGAGATTCAAATCTCGGCTTTTTTTAGCTAAGAGAACTTATGACAAAATCCATCATCTTCACCCCCAACGCTCCAGTCATATTACATCATGCTAACTGCATGGATGGTACTGGGGCTAAATACGCCGCTTGGACTAAATTCCTAAACAACGCCACCTACATCCCAGTACAGTACGGTCAGGTCATTCCTAGCATCCCGGACGGTCATGAAGTTTACATCCTGGACTTCAGCTACGATAGAGACACTCTAGAAGCCCTCAGACAGCGTTCTAAGAGCCTGTTGGTACTAGACCACCACAAGAGCGCAGAAATCGCTCTACAGGGCCTAGAATACGCTAGATTCGATATGGAAAAAAGCGGGGCAGTCTTAGCCTGGGAGCATTTCCAGCCCGGTAAGGAAATTCCAGACCTATTGAAGGCAGTTCAGGATAGGGATTTGTGGAAATTCGAACTTCCAGGAACTAAACGTATAACCGCCTACTTACCTTTGACAAAGGGTAGTCCTCTTAGATGGGACATGCTGGCTAAGAACCCTGACGAGTTGCTGAGGGCTGAACAGATTGGTAATGCCAAGCTGGAATTTGACGCTCTAGAGATCGAAACGTTTCTCAAGTCAGTAATCATCGTCGACTACGCAGGGCATCGCTGTGGCTTCTGCAATACAAACACCCTCATTTCAGAGAAGGGTAATTCCATCTGTGAAAACATGCCGGTAGATTTCTCTCTGACGTACTTCGTTGACATGAAAGGTACGGCTGCGTTATCATTCCGATCCAAACCAGGTGGTTTCAACGTACGCTCCTTAGCTGAAGAACTAGGCGGGGGTGGACATAACAGTGCAGCTGGAGCTAGCAACGTTCCACTGAAGTTCATACAACAACTATACAAAAAGAGAATTGCGTGACAGACATCACAACTACAACAACTGAAGAAGAAGTCTTAGATCTGCCCCTGACCTTTCAGGACTATGCGTACCTAGCCGTGGCCGAAGACTTGAAGGACAACCCTGCCACTAAGAAGCTTTGGGATGGTAGCGTAAAGCTTAAAGTGGAGACGGTCTTGGAGCACTCTCTGCAATTAGCTGCTATGGGTCGGGTTGCAGAGGCTATTTCAGGACTACTGTTCGTATATGCTGCTACTGACTCGGAACGACGTGGCGGGGGTGGCGGGGAACAGGAAAAGTCTAAGCTGATTCTTCCGGATTCGGTTACTCAAGAACAACTCACTCTATTTGATTCCAATGGTCAACCCCTCTGATATCCAAAAGGGTAAGTTCATAGTAGTAGACGGAGTGGATGGCTCCGGTAAGAGTTCAATGATCCCTTTCATCAAGACCTTCCTGGAAGGTCAGGGGGTCAAGGAAGTCGTTACTACTCGTGAGCCTGGTGGCTGCCTGGTTTCTGAGAAGATTCGCAGCCTTATCTTACACGAGGATCTGTCTCCCACTTCACAGGCATTGCTTGCATGGGCTGCCAGAGAAGAACACCTCCGTCAAACCATTCTGCCGGCTTTGAATCGAGGTGCTTGGGTAGTGTCTGATAGGTTTTCGGACTCTACGTTTGCCTATCAAGGTAATTGCGTAGATTGGACCGGGCTCTCAGAAACTATGATGAGTCTACTTCAAATTCACGTCCAAAGAGAATTGGATAAAGGTGATCCAGATCTCATTCTGATATTTGATGCTCCGTATGACATCACTTCGGAACGTAGGAAAACCAGAGATGGGTCTCTACAGAACAAGGATGTCTTCGAAAGGAAGAGCATTGAATTCTTCGAGAAAGCGCGGGAAGAGTTCGTAGACCCCCTCTTATTTACCGATGATTACAAACCGTACCATCTAATAGACGCCTCCGGTACTGTGATTCAAGCTAGGCATCAGGTAGCAGAAGCTCTGCTAACTCTCCTAGCTTCGGATAAACGTTGGGAAAAGGGCTAAGGCCCTTTTTTTAGCTTAGCCAGCCGTATCTACTATCGTAATGAATCCCTTCAGGATCTTAGTAATATGGCCTGAAGGAGGTACGATGTATAGGTCGTATGCCAGGGATGGGTCATCTTGGCTTGAAGTGTCAGCCGGGAGAAAGCTAACTTCTATAATCCCATTAGCCGCGGTGTTGAACACAATCCCCGACCCTAGTGATTTTGAAATCAGAGTTCCACCCGCCGGGCTTTTTCTACTTACGACTGTTAGAGACGCTGAGGATCCCAGTAGACTAATAGGCAACCCTGTCAGGGGATCCTTGTATGCATACGTGAACATATAGTCCGAACCCCTCTCTATTTCCAGATGCTGGACATCAGCAGGAGTAGGCAGGATGGCATTAGGAGAAGACGGGATCATGTATGTCATTTGGAGGGCTCTTTAGGTTCTGAAGTGCAAGCTTTAACCGCAGCTTCTAGCTGATTCTCATAGGCTTTATGTCTCAGATCTTGAGCTAATAGCAATTGAGTCTTGGCATAGATGTTCATGCTCTTCTTAGCCTGTTCATCAAAGGGCATGGAAGGTTTCACTACAGGGTCTACTTGGCATCTAACAGGTACAACTACATCTACCTTAGTAGTGGTAGGTACGGTGTTGCATCCGGCAAGTAGGGCAGCAAGGACTAGCAGTAAGTACTTCATTTTGTCAACACGCTGTTAATGAGAGCATCAGCAGCCTTGCAAGCATCCCCGTTCTGAGGAGTGTTAAGGATTTCGTCGCTCTTGTTGATGTAAACCTTGGAGTCTTGTCTAGCCTTCTCTACAAGCTTAGTAGCAGCTAAGGTGATGTCATCCGAGGCTTTCTTCAGCGCCTCTACTTGTGCATTGCTCAAGGCTATGTCTGACTTAAGCTGGGTAATAGCCTGAGCTTGTGCCGCAGTTTGATCCCTCAAGTCTGTGTTGGACCAGTGTTGTATACCCACCGTAATAGACAAAGCTAAAACTGTGAACAACAGAATGACTATTAAGTACTTTTGAGCTGTAGAGAATATGGAAAACATGCTAACTCGCAAACAGTTTGGCTTCGGCAGCCCTGCGTCTAGTTAACCCTGCGACAACCCGGCCACCAGCTTTGTTCCAACGAGCAAATTCGTCGACAGCAGTAGGATCGTTCAGGTTCAGCTTCTTTAGAATAGTACTAGACTTAAAGGCACCAATGCCGATATTGTACACAAGACACGTCAGAGCACCAAGCTGGTTATCGTTCAATGGGACTTGAACTGCTAGGAGGATTTGATGTTCGAAGTAGTCATACTTAGCAATCAGCCGTGCGTCAGCTTCTGCTTGAGAGATAGTTTGACCCGGACGTACATTGGTAGTATCGCCCCAGCCTATCGTCCAGATACCGACGATGTCCTGATAAGCTGTGAGTTTACAGCTTTCGAAGCTTTGAATTAAGGATAGACCTGCTCTTGTAGACATAATGCCTATTTTAGAGCGAAGCTTCCTCAGCCCTCTTTTTTAGCTCGGAGAAACGATTTGGGAGGTCCGTCTTTCCAGACGATTTTGGTTGCAACTTGGACGCTGGTAATACCAGCTAGCAGGACAAGTTGAACGAAGTTAGGCACTATGTTCCAAACGCCCGGGGAGACTAAGTTGACTCCTGCAGCAAGAGTCAATGCAATGATAGCAGCTCGGATATGAGGCTTAGTTGCATCTGTAGTGTGTACTATGCGACAAAAACCTGAATAGATCAGGATCAAGCTTAAAACGCTATTAACGAGTATAAGCAGATCCTGGACTTGAAATTCCATGTTAGTCTCCGACTTTATTGATAAAGGAGGTGATTTTATCAATTACAGGTCTGAGTAGGTCTTGCCACTTATCTCCGACGAAACCGATTAGAAATGAAACTGGCGCTAGAATTTGCTTAGCGGGGATGTTCCAATAAGCTTCAATAGCGGAAGCTCCGATCCCAGTGAAGACAACTGCAGTGAATACCAGTTTGATTAGTAACCAGGCCGCTTGTTTGTGAGTTTGGGTTTCTACCCTACTTACAGTCCACATACCTCCAGCTAGGGCTGCGAAAACGATAAGCGCCCATTCTCCCGCCAAGGGGCCAAATAGGGCTACGAAGAGCCCAAGAATTCCTGCACTGGAGGTTGTGGTTGGTTCTGCCATGATATGAGTAGTATTTTAACGGTAGTCAACGGGAGTGTAAGACTTAACCGTCTTAGCTGCTTCATATGCTTGTTTACAATGTTCCTTCTGGAAGAAGAAAAGAGTATTAACAACTCCCATGGCAATAGGCCAGAACTTGTTGTTATTCCTGCATCTGTAGCATCTGGCTGAAAACGTTTCACATGCATATCCGCCAACCAAGGCGTTGCAGAGTTGATCAAACGCAATTGCAACTTCTAGTAACTGACTAGCCATACAGCCCCCTCTGTGTTACAAATAGTTTAACTTAGAACACAGTATTGGGGAGTACTAAAGTAGGTAATTGATTAATTACATCTTGGGCTGTAGGGGTAGGAATTTCCCCCCTCTGGGCCTTGTTAAGCATCACGTAACAACTAGCCCAGCACTTATCCATCCACTCCCCATAAGCCACACCTTCTGCATGAAATGGGCTGGCAGGCAAGGCAGCTCTAACAGCAGCGCTGCGGATGTTGTCATAACCACGCTCTGAAGCCTTGGAGTCCATAAAGGCTTGAACCTTGGCTGAAATACCATTGATAAGGGCTTCTGTAGATGGCTCAGGGGCAGCACCCACTGAAGGGGGATCCGTAGTCCAATCAATGAAACCTCTCATCAACAAAGCATGGTCTTGCTCGCTAATAGGTTTAGCATCGCCAGGCATATTATCGCCCGGGAGGTAAAAACCCTTAGCAGAGATTGAGTAGAAGAAGTTAGCCATTAATAAAATCCAATCGCAGTCCAGTTAATAGCAGAAGCCGTGTTAAACGATGCTGCAGCATTACCACTAACGCCTTTGAACTGAGTGTTACTCAACACCGTGGTGCCGATGATCTGATTACCGCTACCTGCATCGATACCTACACAGTTTGGCTGAGTTCCAGTTCTGAATGCCAGAGGGAAGGTAAACGTAGTTCCTCCGATGGCAACCGGCCAACCAGAGCCAGTGGCGATTTGAATACCGCCCGGTAAGCGAATGACGATCCAGTTAGCAGTAGTGCTGCCATACGTACCAGTAGATGATGATACTACAGTTCCAGCTTGGATGGCTGCTTGGACAAAAGCATCATTAGCTATTTGATTAGAGGCGTCTAAGGGATTAGGATTAGTTGGGGCGGTAGGAGTACCCGTCAATCCCGGGCTCGCCTTAGGAGCGAGGTTGAGGTTGGTTACATAACCAGTAGTCCATGCAGTGGTAGCCAGTTTAGTGCTGGAATCACCCAAACTTTGAGTTGGAGCTGTGGGATTACCAGTCAAGGACGGGCTAGCCAGAGGAGCTTTAGTCGACAGAGAGACTACGTTCCACGAAGAAGAGTCGTTCTGAAACGTAGCTGAATTACCCGGAGAGATAGCAACGCTAGTTACACTGGCACCATTCAATCTCATGGCGTCGGTAGTAACTACGTTGATTGTGCTAGACGCATCGTTAGCTACTGTGATGATGCCAGCAAATCCTCCAGCTGATAAACTAGGTAGCGTAGTATTGAATCCACCCGATCCTATCGCTAAAAACGTTTTACCGTATGCTTGAAAATTCAGGGTTGATGTGGCGTTAATAGTTACAAGTAGAGACGGATCTGCTAGTTGCACTACAGCCGGATTAGTTCCAATATAGTTACTCATTAAATGTTATCCTCCCAACCGAAACATATAGCCTTGGCCCCGGTAGAGTCGCCGATGTAGTAAAGGTAATCTGATTCTAAAACCAGTTCTCCAACACTGGAGTTAATTACGCTAGCGGCAGCAGACGAGAATTGTGACAAGCCGCCTACTCCACCTCCGGTATATGAAGCATTGGTTGTACCTACGGATGCTGCACTCGAAGTAGAGGTATCCTTGGATACCCAAACATATGCAGCTACAGCAGTAGAGGGGATATAAGCACCCCTCATTTGAATTGAAAAATAAGTGGGGGTGGTGAAAGAACCCTGTACCCCAGATGCAAATAGGAAAGCTAGAGAATTCCCATTGTTAGTAGACGAGTCAATTCTCCAACGGAATTTCCTACCGACTTGTTGAAAATACAAGGGATACTTGTTACCAGTGCCGTCCGTTTTAATCCAACCTATACGGGTTTTATATACATAGGCTCCTGGCATAGTGGGAGTAGTAGCTGACAGTGAGAAAAGCAACGAGGTAGTAGCACCGTCTGAGATTAGCCAAACAGAATACCATGTATTAATAGCTACAGTGCCTGTATCCAACCCATTAGCTCCGGATGCTGTCAAAGGAGCTGTCAAATTAACAGCTCTTGCAACTACATATTTATAGTTAGAAGGATTCTGCAAAGCTATTTCATCTACAGATACCGTAACATTGGCATTCGTCCCGGTAGAACTGATTTTTAAATTATTAAACAGCCCCTTGACTAGCATAAGGCTAGCTGCATCAACTTGGCTCTTCACAGCTACACTGTCCGATGTAGATCCTGGCGTGGTTACCTTAACGTTGGATCCGAAAATCATGTCCTTGCTAAACGAAGCAATTCCAGTCGTGGAGTCCACGCTTAAGTTAGTTGCAAAATCACCTAAAGCACGATTAGACATTACTTAACCCTGATTCCTGAAAAATAGTGAAGGCCTGGATAGTTAATAACGCTGACGGATGAACTAGCACTTTGAATATAGGTAGAAACTGTTATAGCATCTCCGGCTGCTATTTTAACTGGACCTGATCCTCCATAAATACCGTACATATTAAACGGGGTACTTGAGGAGGTACCTTCTTCACTAAGTCTTGTCAGAACCGCACCGTTCTTCCACAACTCCAAGCCTCTTACATAACCACCAATACCACCGCTATACAAGCCGGCATTAAAAATATAAGTCCCTGCATAGGTAGCAGTAAATGTACTGGTACTGGTATTGTATTCCTGTAAATCATCCTGGGCTACCACTGTATACAGGACTTTAGTTGCAACACCACCGGTGGGAATAGATTGCCCAGCAGCTCCAGTGTTAGGAGAGGTGGCACGGAAAGCCGTCATGTAAGAGTTATTCTGAGCAGATCCGCTTACAGCATGCCAACCATTATTTCCATTACTAACAAGAGTAATGGTTTCACCGGGATTTAATACAAAACTAGCAGTATTAACAGAACTAGCTTGAATGAAATCTGTGCCAGTTCTACTAACAGTAACCGCAGCATTTGCCGTGTAGTTAGCCATTGAAATGCTACTGCCGGGAAATGCACAAGATACAGCAGAAGGCAGCGTAGAAGTTACAGCCCCCGTAAGGGGAGATGTGAAAACTATCAAACCCCCTGCGTGAGAAGAGTTTAAGGCTACACCGGAAGAGCTTATGGAGAAGATGTTACTGTATTGAAGACCAACGTTGTTAACAAATTCGGTAGTTGCAATACTCGTGCTGTCATCAAACCTCGGTTTAGTAGGTACAGAAGTCGTTCCAGTCGATGTCAGTGAAGTGAATGTTCCCGGGGCAGGATTAGCCTGACCGATAGGAGTTGCTTCTATATTGCCCGGGTAGGTAACAACTTGTCTGTGAGAAATAACGTCGATCTTCACCCCGGCAGGCGCTGCGCTAGGTAGGACAATGTTAGCCCCATCCGTAGCAGTATATTCTGTAGGACTAAGCTTAGTTCCGTTGTAGAAGACATTGACAAAACCTACGGTATATACAGCAGGAATAACGGTTTGGCCTGCAACAGTTGTTGCAGACACTCTAGTTTCAGTTTCTCTTGCTGCGGTAGGTTCTACGCCGTAGTAGGAAATGTCAGACATTCAAATATCCTTAGGTATTGACCAATAGCTCCAGGCTGGCAATTACAAAAGCTGCAGCATCTGCAGTTCCGTAAAGACTATCGCCGGTATTCAAAACAAGTTTAGGGCATTTAAGAGAGCTACCCCACGGTAGGGGTGCTTGCGTCAAAATCGAAGTGTATAGAGAGCCATCGTATTTTTCTAGCGTAACAGTATGTTGAGCTTTGTTAGAAGTATCGTTATTAGCAAATGTGCCAGAGAAAACGATTACAGAAGTAGCCGCTGGCACCGGTCCATAGATCAGGGTCCTTGTGGCGCCTAGAGTTAAACCAGAAGTAGTATGTGCAAAATTAGATGCCATGTTTTATTCACCAAATAAGATAGCGTATGTTAACGAATTATTAGCCGCAGAGAGCAGACTTGCAATAGCAGACGAAGAACTCTGATACACCTCATAAGTGTCTCCGATTTGTGGAGCCGAAGATAATGGGGTTGTCCATGCAATAGTATTGCCTGCAGTGTTAGTTACAATTCGTGCCTGACCTAGATGAGCGCCGCCTGTAAACTGAACCAATACTGAACTTGCAGTACTAGGCAAAGATGCTGATCCGACCAGGGGTATGCTGGTAGTAGTTCCAGTACTGCTAAGTGTCCCAGTTGCCACTAGAGCGGAATAGTTGAGAAATTTCCAAGAAGCGCCTTTAGCTACAGTAATTATCGGATTACCGCCATCATCATACGTGGAGATTACGTAACTTGTAGCATCGCTATTGGCTGGAGAATCCAGTAAGTCTAAGCTTGCCAACGGAGCCATTACATCTTGATATCTAGCAAATGATCCTAGAGTACCTGCCGTGTACCTATTCTCTACTCTTGTCCCAGTAAGGAATGACCCCTCGGTAGTACCCTCACGTGCTCTAACTAGCCCTGTAAATGTAGATCCAGAGATCCCATGAACTTCTATAATTTCAATAGATGAGCCGGTATCAACCGTGACCAAGAAAAATTGACCTGCTGAAGGTGCCGGGCTAAATTTAGCTACACTGGCTACAGACATGACCGTATCACCGGGGTTCAGTGGTGCCGATAGCGTAGTTTTAGCGTTGTTGTAATAGATCCGTTGAGACTTTGCCATAGCGTATTAAGAAATAGGAATTACCGTGGTTGTGCTGGGGTTAGCTCCGATTTCAGCTACTAACTGTTTAACTGCAGCAGTCAATATTGCTACCGTAGTCTGTAACTCGGCTAACGAAGACCTGGTTATTTTAGCTCGATCATGCCTAACGTACTTGTTACCAAACACCGGGATTGGTGTCCCCTGCCATATCTGGAATCTTTGGAGTTCGTCGAAACTGCAGGTTGTTACGTATTCTCCTAATTGATCTGTCCCCGTATTTAGGTATACAAATATAGCTGTAGGAAGGGTGCTACCTGAAGTCACAGTAATATCTGCGCTCCAATTAGATCCATCAAAGGTTTGCGTAAACTGTAGACTATTAGACATTACAGCACACTAATCGTCCATTCAAAGTGGACACTAAATGCGGAGGTCTTAGGAATACCCCCGAAGGTTTTAATGTTGAACATACTGCCTGAAGTTGTATATAAGGCAGCTTCATTAATCAACTGTCCGTTACACTGAGCTTCGGTAATGTCTGCCAGGAACGTAACACTTGGCCTTGCCGTGTCCACTGTTTGAGTAATGGCTACGGTGATGATTTCGTTATACAGGTGAGTTAACGTGCCGTCTACTTGCTTAGGGAATAGACCTTGGGGGTCAACCGTACCACCATTACCTGCGTGTAGGCTAGCAATAGGGTCCGCTACCAAACTGGGTGTATATAACGGGGCTAGAAGCTGTAGCTTCCCATTATGAACGATGAGGTTCTTGTCCTCCATCCATAATTCCCTGCGATCCGAATAGACTAACTCTACTTTCAGATGGCCGGTAGTTTGTAGATTTGATTGTGCAATTACTGATGTCATTAGAAAGTCCGCTGTCTGTGAATTAGAGTCGTGCCGCCACGAGTTATAACCGTCGAGGTATTATAACTGTCCTGGTAGGTTTGGGAAGTGTCGTCCAAGCTTGCTTCGTCAATAGCCAAGTCATTAATAGCCTGGTCTCCGGTAGCAGGAGAATAACCACCTCCACGGGTAAAGTAATAAGGGGTTAGTCCATTAGCCCCACCTCTACAGATAGGCCTTGACGTTTGAATCTCCAGGGTATCTTGATCTTGGACAGCAAACACCGCTGGTGTATCTACCAGACCGTTAGAGGTAACCCAATATACACCTACCGTATCATCAGTAATGTGTATGCCTAATAGGTAGTCTCCTGTACGCAAATCCGAAGCTGAAGGTGCCCAAGTTACATACCCAGTTACTGGCATGATAGGCTCCATCGCAGAATATGTAGAATCCCGGAAAAATAGAGTACTGAAGTTGGAAGCCAAAGCCCCGTCGGTGTCAGGAGTACCTACGTTAATAGCTCTATCATTAATCGCCTGACCGGTACTGCGTGGACCAAAGAAGTCGAATATCCACTCGAATGAGTTGGGGGCTTCAAGACCGACCGCGTCGAACTTGTTCTGGATATCCTTGAAGGTAGTTGCGTATAAAGGGATAACTCGGATACCAGGGTCGTTAGGGATACCAAACCTGTTTCTGTAAGTCCAATCTACTACTCCGTCAGTGGCTCCGACCAACGTCGATCTACTCCAAGCTACTTGAGACCTATTAACCACCCACGATGGCTGCTTACGAGTACAGATGGCGTTTATCCATCCAACTTCGCCGGGGGTATTGCTGCGAATAGCTCCGACAGGGTTTCTATATCCGGAGATATTCTCCGTGTAAACAGTGGTGTTGAAATTCCCCAGGATGGTGTCTGTACCTATGAGCATGGGTACATTCATCGGCACGTTGTTTCGAATAAATGAAGAGCAGCCTCTCGTCAGGGGATCAACGGTGTTTCCCCGACGGAATCTGGAGATTGATTCAGTGACGTGGTCACAAGTACGAATCCTAGCTTGAACCGTGAATACAGAATCGTCTGCATCTATGATTTCTTCCTGAGAGGCCACCGTCCATACGTAAATGGCCTGAGTGTAAGCAGGCTTAGCCCTCTCAACAATGTCTGTGATCTGCGCAAAACGTTGAACGTTCTTGAAGGCATCTACTTTCACCTTGACTAGGAAGGTATGTTTCTTAAGGTAAGCTCTCATCAAATAGTCTAGATGGCTACCTACAGTTGCATACCGATTCACTTGACCGTCTGGTAAGGTAGGGATGATTTTTTCAGGAATGTGTAGGTTGACCCACCAATCCCCATCCTTTGTGTAATCCTTAACCTCCACCCACTGAGCTAGTTCATCACCTAGAGCAATAGTCTCTCCTATCTGTGCTGTAGGGGCTAGACCGTAAGGGATTAGATATTGGTTTTGATCGGTGATAACGATGTACTGGTCTGTCTCCAGATACGTTCTGACGTCCAGGATAGTTTCAGTTGACCTAGCTAGGGGCACACCTAGAACTAGGTTCAAACCCCGCCTAAGCATAGATACGGAAGGTCCATGGGTGTATACGAAATACAACCCATAAACGAAGTTGGAGAAATCCTCTGAAGAGTTCTCTGGACTGGCTCCGATAAGGTTGCCGTAAAACTTGCTAACCAGCTGCTCGTCTAGGTTCATGTCAACGAACCAAAGAGCAAACTCTGTAGCTCCCTGAGGCGTAATACGTGAGCTAAAGGGATACTGGTTCAGCGGCTTGGCCAAAGTAATGGTTGAGGAGCCGTCTGCTTCTTGGATTATCTGATAGTCGACCAAGTCTTCCAGCAAATTAGTTGGCAAGAACGGCCTATTGGCCACGTATCTAGAAGATTGAATATTGGCAGGAAGGTTGTAGGTACTAACAGTACCGGTAACTCTGTCGGAGTCCTTCAGCGTAAACAGTTGGATTTGGCTACCGGTAGCACTCTGGATACTTTCCAAGCTGATCGAAGAGGTCAACTGTAGAAATCTGCTATAGATCTCCGAGGCCTCCAGGGCCGTAGCTTCAAGCATTAGGTTTAGGACCTCAGTATCTTCAAACATCACTGAGAAGAAGTCTGACAAGCCATACAGCCGAGTCATACTCTCGGTGTTCTTACCTATGTCTAAACCTTTATTGCTGAAGTTTGCTGAAGAGTACATGATTAGATGGTAGCACCAGAAGTTGTCACGTTACCCAGTACGAACACTGCAGTAGGGTCAGTGGGGTCAAGGTAATCGGTTATTGTACCATATTGGGCTGGCATCAAATCCCTGTGGTAATAGGTATAGGAAACGCCTAGGGGAGTCTGAATACCAGTAATACCCGAGTTACCCAAAGTCTTAACTATGTCAGACACTACTAAAACTGATCCGGCACTTAGGCTGGACAGATAGGATTGAATGGATATTG